GGGTCTTCCCAATCACCCTCAGACGAACCATCAGATACACCTATATTAAAACCTAACCCACGCTCTATGATAGGAGTATCTTGGTCTGTATATGTATCTGGAGCTGAACCTCCTAAAGCACCACCATAAGCCCTACTATATGTTATTGGGTCTCCACTAGTCCCAGATGACTTTTTACAAAATAAAAATTCTTTTGGAGATGTTCCAAGAGCTTCATCAATAGTTATTACTTCCCCAACAGATGATTGGTCTAATACATTTGCAGTTGCATTATCATTTTCAAATGTAAAAGATGTAGTGGAAGAATTATGGTCTCCATTTAATTGTATATCATTAACAGTACCACTTAAATCTGCATCATTACCAGCTCTTTTTTCTTTTGCAACTCCACGATATTCACTATAATAATTTGTAGCCTCTGAACCACTATGCTCATTATCAGCTAGAGTAGGATTAGTTCCTCCGCTATCACCTACAGCTGGTGAATTGACATAAACATATGTAAAAGAAGTAGCTAATTTAGGAGGTGCTAAATTATTTGGATGTTCTTGCCATTCTGAAAATATTAAACCAGTATTTAAATTAAACTGTTGTCTTTGTATATACCCATACCATTTTATTAAACTTGTATTCTGTTCGTTAATATTACATACTCTCAATGCTTCATCTGAGAAATGATATATATATTTAGCATCATCTCCGTTAAGAGTGGGACTAATAGAAGATTCTTCCCATCCATCAGCACTAGCTGGACTTGTTCCTGCGTAATCAGTAGTAGCATTATTTGACCAAACATCAACACCCCTAGCAGAATCAACATCTCCTAATGCTATTAATTTATCACCCGGAGCCCTTACAACTTCTATTTGTGGGTCTGTAGAGCCAGCAGATGATTCAGCAGTTAATGCTCCACCTTTTACACAGTAATATATATCCATATCACCAAATGTAAGAGTTTGATTACTATTAGTAGCTCCAGCAGTTCTATTTAATTCAAATGTAGTACTATTTGTAATAGACTGAACATAGCTCTCAGAAGCTATACCAGTACCACTAACAGATAATCCTGCTACTATTTGAGCATTAGCATCGTGAGTTACTGTAGCATCTCCATCAGTCGTATCGCAAGTAGCATCAGTAAAAGTAGTACCAACTCCTTCACCAGTACTTCCAGTTGAAACTATATCAATTACAGTATATACATTATTATTACTGGCGGTTCCTGATACTTTTATTGTATCACCAATTTTTATCAGGTTATTTGTATAGATAGTACTATTTGTAGAATTTAAACCTCCTACAAGTTTTATATGGCTTTGTGATGGTACTGGCATTAATTACCTGATGCTTCTTCGTAAGTTCCTTCATCACTAGAACTTTGTACTAAGACAAAATTAATATTACCAACAGATGTTCCTATTGCCAATACTGCCCCAGATTTTGTTTCAGTAATAGTTTGTTCATTATCCCTACTATGGTCAGACTCAAAATAAAATAAACCATATCCACCAGAGCCTTCAATAGCAGCGGTCCTATTAACTATATATTCAGTTAATGGAGATGAACTTGTATCTCCATCTGAATCTGCTAAATTATCAAATAGTCCACCAGCAGTTTTTATTTTACCAAGAGCATCAATAGACATATTTTCAATAAATGAACATTCATTATCTCTTATATCTCTTGGGTCTTGTCTATTATTTATACCACCAGACCAATCTCGTATAGTTAATCGTTGTTTAGGCATTAATCAAGAATCTCAAAATGAACTAAATCGTCAAACTTATTATCTTTAGTTTCAAAGTCTCCATCCCAATCTCCACCCCATCTAACCTTCACATTGAGACGTTTAGCGATTCCCTTAACATAACCTCCAAAATAGTGAAATCTGTCCCTGTCTCCCCAATCTATAGGGTATGGGGCTACATCCATGGCCTTACCTTGAACGTGCTTTCCGAATTTGGTCTTAGACTTACCTTGTTCCACTAATTCATTCTGTCTTTCCTGTGAACGAAGTCCTTCAATAATAGCGCAATCAAATTCCTTCACTACTTCATTAAAGACATTCTGAAGTTTAGCATCAACTCCCTTCATCCGAGCTCTGCTTCTCTTGCCGAATTTTGGCATTACTTAGCACCTTTGAATTTTGAAAAGAATCCTTTCTTCTTCTTTTTACCCTTCTTCTTAATCTTCTTGCCTTTCTTCTTTTTCTTTTTAATCTCAGACATAGCAACTTCAGTACTATCTAGTACAACTGGCTGTGGCTGAGAACTATTAAGAATACTAACTAAAACTATTGTAGTAATTGATTTCATTTAAAACTCCTTCATAACTTTTTTTATTTTTTCAACCATTTCATCATCTTTCTTTGATGGTGTAGCTTTTGCTATCATACTTAAAACCCATATAATAACACCTTTAACGCCACGTTTTTTTATTTCTCTTTCTACTAATTTTGAAGCCCAACTCATTTGGATTCTCCTTTTACCATTTTAGTTAATCCTTGAACTATGACATCTAAAAGAATATCATCTTTATCCGAAGGAGACATTTTTACAAGTTTTTCTAGAATCATGAATCCAAGTAGAACCCATTCCCAATTTGCTGATAACCATTCCATTATTTTGTACTCCATGTTATTATTATTGTTAAAATAGCCATACCACCTAATATATAATTACGCCAATTCTCTAGCATCCTTGTTCGACCATTAGATAATTTTAGCTGTTCTTTAATATCTGGCAATTCTCTATTCAGTATTGTTTCAATACGGGTAAGCCTTTCTTTGACATCTCCACGATAGTCATCTATATTCTGATAATCCATTATTTAGTATTTCCATTTATACGACCAGATAAATAACTTACCTTTTCAGCTAAATCAGATATCTCCCTAAGTATATCTTCCCTATGTCGTAAAGAAACATCATCTGATTTATTCCATCTTTCAATTAGCTTAATAATCATACCTTCCATATTTTCTAGTGTTTCAGATTGTCCACGATTTTCTACTTCAAGATTCCTTAGTGACTCCTGTTGAGACTCCGACTTCTTTGACATTGATACCACTAAGTAGACAAACATTACGCCTACTACTCCAATCATCCCAGCTTCGCCATATACTGCCATAAAATCCATTATTTCTTTTTCCGTTTTCCCCATGATAAGGGATTAATGTTAAATTCTTTTTCATAAAAATTTACTTTCTCTTCGAGTTGCTCTCGTTGCATTTTTTCTTCCACCATATGTTTATCCAGCAAATCACCAATCTTAACATCAGCGGAGAGCATCTCCTCTTCTAATTGTCCCAACCGAGACTCGATGCGCCAATAACCATAAACAAGCATAGAGACCAAAACACATAACTGGCCCAGCCATTTGAGGTTAATACTAACGACAGCATTATCATCAATGACAGTACCCTTATAACTCCTAGCAGTCTGTACTTTTTCACTCACTTAATCTCCCAACCTGCTATACTCCATCCACTATCACAACTAACTAATAAGAAAATTATTAACAAGAACAGAATATATCCTACAATCATTTTAGTTTCTATGTTTTTTCCAAACATATTTTATTTTAATATTATAAGATGTTGAAATATTATTCATACTATACCTTTAAATGTTTAGATACTTCTTTACTACCACTATACTGAGGTACTATTCTTGAAAGCAATTCTGATTTAGTTTCACTTCCACCATAGACAACTCCACGTTTATCGTAGAAATCTTTTATTTCTGCTTTAGTATTTGCATCAGTAGGATAATCCGATTGCGTAGTAGCAACACCATTAATTATATGATGACCTCCCACTATCAATCTACCATGACCATCACCATGCTTCTTAGAACATTCATCAACATAAAACTCTTCAATTACTTTAAAGCTATTACTTCTCTTAGCTATTGTACCATCTACATCAACAAAGTACGCATAAGATGAAGGATAAGTCAGAGTCTCACTAGACCCATCTAAGTAAGTCTTTGTGCGAATAGCACCCGGAGTTGTATTTCTATGAATCCTAACTCGATGACCCTGACTACACCTCCTTACAATCATTCTTCTGCTTCGAGATTCTCAGTCTCTAAAGATTTACGTAGCATATTAATGAACGCTTCTTTACCTACAGAAAGCTGGTCAGCCATAAACTGATTCGTATTCTGTTTATTTTGTAAATCATTAATGTGATTCACCATCATTTTCTGTTCATCAGTCATATCTTCGATAATGTACTCTTTATCATCAAGATTCAAGACTGGCTTTTCTTTTTTGTCTTTTTTCGCCATTATTGACTCCTTGTTTGTTAATTATTTCTTTTCTAATGCTTCCACTTTTGCACTTAATTCTTGCACTGCTTTGATGAGTGGCATTACCATAGCCTCAAATGATACTCTCTGCCTACCATCTATTCCATCACTCCATCCCTGAAAGGTATCAACATTAGCCTTATCCATAGCCTCTTTAACCTCTTGAGCAATGAATCCGTGGATAGTCTTATCTCCACCCATAGGCTCTTTATCATCAGCGTCATAAGCATCCCATTCTTTTGGAAATTCACTTGGAGATTTGTGCTTATATGTAACTGGTCGTAAATCATTAATAAACTCAAGACCAAGAGTTTCATCTTTTATGTCAGTTTTCTGCCTTCTGTCTGAAGAATGATTCCAAGTCGCATCTGAATTAAAATCATTTTCAATGTGACTACTATCGTTTCCAATAAATACTGCATTGTCTTTTGTTCCAGTTATATTATTACCTATAACAATTTGATTAGTGGCAGTTGCATCTTGTATATCAGCCCCATAACCAAGACAAGTATTTTCCACTGCTGTAGTAGCAACATCCCCAGAGTAACCCCCCACAAATGTATTTGAATGAGCCGCTCCTTGTAATAAGAATCCAGACTGAACACCAAGAGTTGTGTTATAACTTCCAGTTAATACAGCACCACTGTTGCCTTGTGCAGATTCTGAGCCTACAAAAGTATTTCCTCTGCCTGCTCCATTATATTTACCAGCCTTTC